GTGTGACAGTGCCCATACGTCAGGGCACAAATCAAGAGTCGTCGAGCGTACTCATCTAAGTCTGAGCCACACCCATCAACGTCCTTGTTAAATACATCTGTCCAATACGGATCACCTTGGACACTAATTGGTTTCCGCAGGATTAACCCGGCAGCTGCTCGTAACAAGCGCTGGGTGTAAGGCGTGAAGACAGAACGATTAACCCGTGATAAGTACGCGGAGTAGTCCTCACGAGGCTCTAGAGGCAGAAAGGCTTCGCAGTTATCACGCAGATACTCCGTTCCGTTTGTAACGGCTTTCATGATTTCCCAGCCCTTCATCTGGTCAATCACGGCCCGTGTCCGCACGAACGGGCTATCAACACTTCCCATATAGGAAGAGCTGACAAGATGCGTTCTAACAAGACCAGGGACGGAGTAAGTCATGACACCTCAGAGTTGAGCTTTAACAGCCCCATCGACGACGGGCCGCTTTACCCCGTTCACCAGTCCAATTACGACTTCGAGCGCAGAAAGAACGCTTACGGGCAGCTTCTCGCCACGGCCAACACTAAGGTTGGGACCACGCTTACGCTTTTTGCGCTCTGCCATCGTCCTAACCCTTATTCAAGGTTGGAGGAGATAGCGCCGCTGGTGATGAAGTTGCAAGTAGCAACCACCAAATCGCCAACAGTGGACGCAATATCCATGCTGGTAATGATTCCGGTAAAGCTCACGCTGTCGGTACCAGAGGTGGTGCCAGTCGTAAACAGCTCGAAGGAAGCATCTGCAGTGTCTGCAGTGGTCATAACGTCTTCAATAAACGCTGCTTGACCGGTTGCATCTGGGTCGTAAACCAGCTCAACGGTGCCAGAACCGCTGATCATGCTGCCGACAAAACTGCGGAACGTATCACCGTGATCGGTAACGTCCAGCGTGTCTTTGGTGACGTTCAGAGTCCAGCTGCGGGTTCCAACGATGGTGGCGTTAGAAGAGCCAGCAGCGTCAAACTGGACCGCACCTTGCTCTCCGCGAAGGATGGCCATGAGTAGACATAGGAAGGGTCTATACGGTTGATTCTAACCGTTCACAACCCACAAGCCATCTCAAGACTTCTTCTTTTTCGCCTTGCGCCGTCGATGTTGATAAGAAATCTTCTTTAAACCTGTTTTTTCTTTCTTAAAACGAGCCTTTTCTGCAGGACTCATTTCTTTTGTGGTTTTTGGCGTCTTGTCTGACACCCTGCGTGATGGTCTACAGGCTGGATAAGCCCTGTCTTCGTCTTTGGAGCGGCCACAAGGCTTTCCGGTCTTTATATCGACCCATTTCTCGTCAAACCATCGGCCAAGGCCACCACGGCCTTTACTTTTTGGTTTTGCGGGTTTTCGTGGTTTTTTTCGTTCCGCCACTGGTTGCCT